CAAATAGTTGATTTGTTACCAGAGAGTGCCAATAAACAGGTTGGAGAAGATTTGCTAAAATTTATAGCAAGTGGTAAGAAATGAACTATATAAAAGAGTATCTTGATAACATAAATTCAGGAGAAATTATTGTAGGCAAGAAGATAAAGAAAATATATACAAGATTATATGAGGAAAGTGAGAATAAATCACTTCCTTTTTATTTTGATGAAGAAGCAGGAGAAAGACCGATACAGTTTATAGAAACTTTTTGTAAACAAGCAGAAGGAGAAATAGGAAAACCTATTAAATTAGAATTATTCCAAAAGGCATATATACAGGCTTTGTTTGGATTCCTAAATAGAGATACAAACAAACGTAGATTTAATGAAACAATGTTTTTGGTAGGACGTAAAAATGGAAAGACAACAATGTTATCTGCTATTGCATTATATATGATGATTGCAGATGGAGAAGGTTCAGCAGAGTGTTATTCTGTAGCCACTAAAAAAGACCAAGCAAGTAAGGCCTTTAAGTCTGCGTGTGCAATGCGTAGTCAAAGTCCAGAAATAAGAGCAATAGTCAATAAACGTAGAACAGATATGTATATGCCTAGTACATTTAGTTCGTTTGAACCTCTTTCAAGCGATTCTGATACATTAGACGGACTAAATGCACATTTGGTTATTATAGATGAATTACACGCTATAAAAGATAGAAACTTATATGAGGTAATGAAACAGTCAACATCTAGTAGAACGCAGCCATTAGTTGTAATGATAACAACAGCAGGTACTGTTAGAGAAAATATATTTGACGATATATATAACTATGCAAATAATGTACTAGAAGGAACAATAAAGAATGATGCGTTTTTGCCTATTTTATATGAGTTAGACAAAACAGAAGAATGGAAGGACATCAAGTGTTGGGCAAAAGCAAATCCAGGTTTAGGAACAATAAAGCAATATAAATATTTAACAGAACAGGTACAAAGGGCAAAAGATGATATTAGTAGTAAAAAAGGTGTACTATGTAAAGATTTTAACGTAAGAAGTAATACTGAAGAAAAGTGGCTTGATTTTGATACAGTAAACAATGAAGAAACATTTGATATAGAAAATTTAAGAAATAAGTATGCTATTGGAGGAGTTGATTTGTCAAGTACAACAGATTTGACATGTGCGACTCTTTTAATTTTTAAGAATGGAATTAAATATGTAATTCAACAATATTTCATTCCAGAAGACAGGTTAGAGGAAAAGAAACAAGAAGATAATGTGCCATACGATATATGGAAAGAAAGAGGTCTGCTTACAGCTTGTCCTGGTGCTAGAGTGAATTATTCAGACGTTACGGAATGGTTATATAAAATGCATACAGATTATTCAATTCATGCTTTGTTTGTTGGTTATGATAGTTGGGGCAGTCAGTATTGGATTGAAGAAATGCAAGAATATGGATTTCAAATGGATCAAGTAATACAAGGTGCAAAGACAATGAGTAATCCTATGAAAGAATTGGAAGCAGATTTAAAAGAAAAGAAAGTTAATTATAATAATAACCCTATCTTGAAATGGTGTTTATTAAATACAAGTATAGAAACAGATAAAAACGATAATATACGTCCTATAAAAGGGAAAAAGACCAAACAAAGAATAGATGGGGCAGTTAGCTTAATAGATGCTTATGTATCATTAATAAGAAATATGGGAGAGTATTTAAGCTATCAGGAGGGAAGATAATGAAAGAACGAAGAGGCTTGTTTCAAATGATATTTGGAAATAAAAAACAAGTACAGAATTATTCACAATTACAGTTGATGAATGGTTATAATTCAGTTTTTACAAATTTTAAAGGAAATATATACGAAAGTAAAGTTGCAAGAGAATGTATAGATAGAATTGCAACTCATTGTGCAAAGTTAGAACCTATGCACATAAAAGGTAGTAAAAGTGTTCATGTAAAAGGAGATATAGATTACATATTATCAAATCAGCCAAATCCTATAATGAATACTTACGATTTTTTATATAAGATTATAACAATTTTATACAAGGATTCAAATGCTTTTATCTTCCAAAAGAAAAATAGTGAAGGAATGATAGACGGCTTTTATCCAATACTTGGGACAAGTTATGAATTATTGGAAAATCCAAATCATAAGTTGTTTTTTAAATTTCAATTCATAAATGGAAAGACATATATACTACCTTATGAAGAATTAATACATTTACGTAAATTTTACAGCACACATGATATTTATGGCTCAAGTTCGAGTGTATTAAATACAGATTTAGACACAGCACTTGCATCTTCTGAAGGAACAAAAAATGCAATTAAACTTTCTAATAGTCTAAAAGGTATTTTAAAGTTTACTAATGCAATGATTGATAATAAAGATGTTGTTAAGAACAGAGATAGATTTGTTGAAGACTTTTTAGGTCTTGAAAACAATGGTGGAATTGCTGCTTTAGATGCAAAAGCAGATTTCCACGAGATTAACTTAAAACCAATAACATTAGATGCAGAGCAAATGAAACAAATAAATGAGAATATATATAACTTCTTTGGAATAAGCGAAAAAATAGTAAAAAATAACTATTCTCAAGAAGAGTGGAATGCTTTTTATGAAGGAGTTATTGAACCTATTGCAATTCAATTAAGTAATGAGTTTACTAATAAAATATTTTCACAAAAAGCAATTAAAGATGGAAATAAGATTATTTTTAATACAAATAGAATACATTATGCTTCATTAGATAGCAAAATAAATTTAATAAAAGTAGCAGCAAGTTATGGATTATTAACTAAAGATGATGGACGTGAGATTTTAGACATGACACCTCTTGGAGGAGAAGAAGGAAGTAAGATATTACAAAGTTTAAATAATATAGACTCAAGTATAGCAAATAAATATCAGGGAGGAGAAAATGATGGAGAAGAGGATTAAAGAAAACAGATGTATAGAAGTTAGAGCTGCAGAAGAAGACATGATTATAGAAGGATATGCAGCAGTATTTAATCAAGAAACAGATTTAGGTTGGTGCAAAGAAGTAATTGATAGTAGAGCCTTTGAAGAATGCGACATGAAAGATTGTTGCTTAAATTATAATCACGGACAAAGTAAAGCAGTAGCAAGAACAAGGAATAGTTCATTAGAATTGTTAGTAGATGCAATAGGATTAAAAATACGAGCTAAATTAATTGATACAACAGAAGGAATTGATTTATACAAATCAGTAAAAGCAGGATTGCTTGACAAAATGAGCTTTGCATTTACTGTAAAAGAAGATGAGTGGGATTATGAAACAGATACAAGAAGAATAAAGAATATAGACAAATTATATGATGTTTCTATTGTTGATATTCCAGCATACGAAGGAACGTCAGTATTCGCAAGAAACAAAGAAGACTATGAAGAAGAAAAAAGAAAATATGAGAAGCTAAAACTAGAAAAGAAAAAAGCATTAGCATTATTAAGTTTATAATCTCGAACGAAGAGCGGTGGTAGAACTGCTCTTTTTTAGTGCGGTAGAGCCTAATAGAGTTTTATAGAAGCGGTGGTAGAACTGCTAAAAATTTTAAAGGAGGAACAAAAATGACTTTAGAAGAAAAACAAGAATTAATCAAATCTGCAACAACTGAAGAAGAACTTGAAGCAAGAATGAAACAGATTGAAGAAGATAAAGAAGAAACTGCTGAAGAAGTTGTAGAAGAGGTTAAGGAAGAAAAATCTGGCGAAATAACACCAGAAGAAGAAAGAAGTTTATTAAAAGAAACTTCTGAAGAAGTTGAAACAAGAAGTTCAACAAATATGAAAAAAATTGAAATGGAGGATTTAAAAATGGAAGAAAGATTTACAACAGCAAGCCCAGAATATAGAAGTGCTTGGGCAAAAACTTTAATGGGAGTTAAATTAAATGAAACAGAAGAAAGAGCTTTAGGAGATGCTATAGGAACAACAGCAACTACTTTCGTAGAAGCTGATGCATCACACAACGGAATAAATAATTTAGGATTAGTAATTCCTGAATCAGTTAAATTAGATTGGTTAAAAATAGCTGAAAAAACATCTCCAATCTATAGAGATATTAGAAAAATGAACGTACCAGGAAATGTTGATTTCCCTTACTTATTCGGTGCAGATGATGCAGAATGGTATGCAGAAACAACAACAACTAAAAATGAAGGACAAGAATATAAAAATATCAAATTAACAGGACATGAATTAGCAAAAGCTATAGAAATAACTTGGAAAGCTGAAGCTATGACAGTTGAAGGATTTATTTCATTCTTACTAGATGAATTAAATGAAAAAATGAATAAAGCATTAATTAATGCAGTTATATATGGCGATGGTTCTGCAAAACCAACAGGTATTACTAATGGTTTAGTTGCAAAAACAAATCAAAATGCTATTGACTTAATCAAAGAATGTCTAGGAGATCTAGCAACAGAAAACAGAGTAGGAGCAAAAGTTTATGTTGCATCTGACGTAGCTGACGAAATCGCATTCTACAAAGATGAAAATGGAAACTATCCATATTTAGTAGCAGGACTTGGAAGAGCAGGAGGAGCAACAATCGAAGCTGACCCATTCTTAGCATCAGGAGATGTTGTTGTAGGTAATGCTCAAAACTACATATTAAACTTCAATGAAGGATTAAGAGTAGATAAAGAAGTTAAAGTACAACCAAGAAGAGTAATCTATGGTGGATACTTAATTGCTGATGGTAATAAAAAACCAGGTGCTTTCGTATATGGAAAAGTTCAAGCAGCAGGTTCTGGTGTTTAGAAATAGGAGGAAGATTGTATGGACATATTAATGGATTTAGCAAAACAAAGTATAAGCATAGTTAGTTCATCA